TTAAACTAGGTTTACTATGGTAATGTGGGTGCTGTTCTATGCCAAGAACTCATTTTACACTTGGCCCGTAGTAGGCTAAGTGTGAATAAAATATCTTGCCAAGTAACCATCTTACAATCACATAAATAGCAGTAAGACATAATGTTTACTTTAAATCACAATTAACTAACATTAAGAAGCGTAAGCATAAACAGTGAACAAAGCGTTAGCTTTGTGAAACTGATGATGTCGTAGACATCAATTACATGAAAGCAAATAAACCACATATGACGTTGGACGAATTTCAGACTAAATTTTTACAGTTTGCTGAACAGCAAGTTGAACCCCTAAAAGATGATGGATATCCTGTATGTCCGTATGCAAAAAGTGCCAGAATTAAAAGAGCATTACAATTTCTCGATGGCAGAACAGATATCACAGTAATGGATAACTTTGATCATAAAACATTCCAAATGGGAATTGTTTGGTTAGGTGATATCGATGATATTACTCCTATAGAAAAAATTTGCGAGGAGTATAGAAAAAAGAATCCACACTTGTTATACTTTACTAGTACAAGACAAAGTGGTCATTTTGTTAAGAATTTTACTGATTGTGTTTTTATTCAACGTGCAGATGATCTTCTGTTAAAGCGTAAACACTTACACGATAATACCAAATATTATGATAGTTGGCCCAAAGAGTATTACAAACTAATAATGGGTCATTAACGTTTAGGGCCTTTTCTGGCTTTGTTAATATCCTCAACTCTAGCATTCATACGTTCCACTAATAACTTAATAGCATCAACAGGCATAGTCATTATGTCCTGGTAACTGAATGCACCTTCGCTGCGAATTACCACGTCAAGGTAACTTCCTTCGATTGCTTTAAGGTTTTTATTATAACTTTCTATTAGTGCTACTACTTCTTCGGGCTGACGAGAAGCTATCAGCCCCCGAAAAAATTTGCGATGTCCAAGTCTACACCAGTTTTCCATTCATGAGCACAGCTTTGACAGTTAGCAGTGAATTCGGTTTCTAATCCGCTTTCACTTAACGTTTCTACTTTTCCTTTGATCAATTCATAGTCTGCTTTAGTAATAGTTTGTAGCCATTCGCGAATCATTTCTTTGTCTTCGATTAAATCTGTTTCTTTACCTTGAACACTTACAATACTGTTAGTAATCAAATTAACTGTAAGTTCTGCAATTTCAACAAATGTTTTACCAAATAGTTCTTGACGCATAGTATCATCAAGTTTGTCATTTGCTAATCCTTGTATCATTTTACTTTGTTTAATTTGTTGAATTTGAAGCATAGTTCTATCTTCTAGTGTGTATGGGTTACATACAACTTTAAAGTTACTAGGCAATGTTACGCTTCGGTCCATTGGTTCAGATTTAGCCTTTGCTAACATTATATTAGCATCTAACTGAAGTTGATTTTGAAATTCACATTTTGGACATTTAACATCCATTTCAATATTTTTACCATAGCTTGCTTGTCTAATCCCTACTAAGATTACAAGTAAGTCGCTAACTGGCATTGTTTTTGGATTATCAATGTCAGGGCAACAACTTTTAATCACGCTTATTGTAGCTTCTCCGTTAAACAAAGCATCTGGTGTTTTAGTTATAAGCTCATCCCTTGCTGTCATGGCATATACAGCCAGCTCGCCATCTATACTAAGTTTAGGTTTTGTTTCATAAAACTCACCTTTACTTGGTAATGGTATGTACAAAGCAGGTTTTCTATATGCTTGAATTAATGGGTTTGTCATATTTTACGTCTCCAATTATATACTTACATTACGATTTCCATAAATAGTAGTATATATACAATAGTATTTATCTGAATTAAAATACCATATAATAGGAATAGCATGGATCAAGACTTAATTAACCAAATTTATAGCATGTACCCTTGGGCATCCGAGGAAACACTGCAAAAATTAAATGGTAATATGCAAGAACAAAATATTAATATGGGTACAGTTGCGGCTGTTTTAAGTAAAAAAGACGCAGCAGCAATAAAAGAAATGGCTCGTAGTGCCAAGCAAGGGCAAAGTAAAGCTGACAGGGCCGGTATGGCAGCAATAAAAACAATGGTTATTGGTCAAGGAGCATTGACAAGGATTATGGCTGATGCTAATCCAGCCAATGCAGTAGCAGAACTATCACATGAAGCAGCTAAGTTATTAGCAAATGCAGGAATTGGTATATCCAATATGGGTTCTGGTTTGGGAAAATTTGGTGCAGTATTAAAAGGTGTAGCCAGACATGCAGGTACTCCTCTTGTAGTTGGAACAGGATTTGGTGTAGTATTTGCAAAATTATTAACTGAACAAGAAAAACAAGCACGACGACTAATTGAATTTGGTGCAGTAGTTGCCGACTTAGATCATTGGACTAATTTAAGATATGCAACTCGAGATTTAGGTATGGCTATAAAAGACTTTGAAGAAGTAATGACTGAAACAAAAGGCTTTGCCGTGCAAGCAGAAGGTAGTGCATTTGAAGGTGCATTAAGAATGGCCGAATTTGCAAAAGAGATTGATCAAGACAAAACTTTTAGAGATTTTGGAATGGGAATACAGGACCAGACAAGATTTATTGGACAAGAAATACAAACGTTATTTGAAGCTGGCGAAATTACTTCTATAAATGCTCAAACTAAAAAAAGAGTAATAGACTCATATAAATCAGCAAATAATCTTGCGTTGTTTACTGCCAATGCATTTGGTATGCAACGAGAAGAAGCACTTAGGCTTAGAGACGAAGCAAGAACAAATGTTCAGATGAGATTAGGACTAAGGCAAAATGCAGATCTAATTGCTGAAAAATATGGCGAAGAAGCGGCAGCAAATATCAACGATGCAAATGGTACTATTAGAGTTTTAAACGAAGCATTGATGGGATCAGACTTTGCAAAAACAATGGAAGATATATTAGCAAGATTTACTGTTAATTTAAGATATGATGAAACGGCTGCAAATGATATTGATGAAAATTTTTTAGCGATTTTACAATCGGCTCCAGGAGCAGCACCAGAAATTATTGATTTTATAGAAAAGGCAGGCACTGGTCAATTTAAAACTGAAGAAGAAACAACAAAAGCATATAGAGAAGTATATAAAATTTTAAGAGACGCACCTTTTTTAAAAGAAGGCAATAGTGATGTAATTAAACAATACAATGACATGATTGCACAGGCAAAAAGTGCTGCCGGTGGTTCTGAATTTTTACGAGCAGACTTGGATGGCATGAGCAGTGATTTTCTTGCTAACTTGGCCGATAGTGCTGACACTAGTATAGAAGTAATGAATAATATGGCAGTTGCATTTCAAAATGCACAAGAATTATTAACACCAGGATTTTCTAGTATGGGACATGGATTTGGTATGCTAACAGACGGTGTCATGAGCTTTGGCAGAGCAGTAAGTAGAGCATTTTATGGAGATACTACTAAATGGGACGAAGGTGTTGCAGAGCTAATGGAAAGTCAAATGCAAAAAAGATTAGCCGAAGTAAACGAAACTAATATAGTTGCTACAGTGAACATGATAAAAGTAGAAATAGATGAATTACAAGGAGAGATTGACGGCAACAGAGGTTTACTTTACGAAACAGATAATGATAATAATATTATATTAGATGCTGAAGGTAAACCAACTTTACGTGATAAAGTTATAAGACCAGATTATGTAAATGAAGACGGTGAAACAATTTCTGGAGAAGAAGCAACAGAACAACAAATAGCTATATTAGAACAAAGATATCTAGCGTTAGTAGATGATTTACGACTGTCAAAAGAATATCTAATTAGGTTAGAAGAAAAAGAAAACGAGTTTGAAGCAGCAAAAAATGAGGGAGCAATATAATGGCAGATAAAAAATATAACATACCAGTAGGAGATGCGGCTATTGAAGTTCCTGCATGGGCAACTGAAGTTACATTACAATCCTTATCAAATCAATCAGCTAATGCTGTAAAACTTACTAGCAAACTATTAGGTACAGTAAAAAAGAACAAAGACCTTGATGATGACATAATTGACGCAGTTAAAACAAATACACAAATTGGTGTAAACAATGCAGATGTAAACCAAAAAGAAGGTAAAGCAAGAACAAGTTTATTAGTAAAAGGTGCTGAAATGGTAAGAGATACCGCAGGATTCTTTGGTGACTCAGAGAAGCCATTGACTAGTATGGTAAAAGTTACAGAAACAGTAGTAAACAAACTAAAAGGATCTAATGGTAAATTATCTGATGCAACTACAGAACTAGGTCCATTTAAAAAATTCATGAAGACCACAGGAAAGCAAATGATGAACGTTGCTGTGGATATTGGTTTAGCGTGGGCAGGTTGGAATGCAGCCAAGTTTGAACAATTTGCAGAAGTACAAAAAAGTATGATAGACAGTGGTGCAGTTGTTTTTGAGACTGCTGATACATTTAATCAATTATATACTGATGCCTTTAAGTTGGGTATAACATATAAAACCTTTTCGGAAACAATTTCTAACTTTGGCGGAACAATGGTCGGATTGGGAGGAGATGTTTCTCAAGGTTCTAAAGTAATGATGAGCTTATTCAAGCGATTAGAATATAATGTAGATGACCTTGGAGATTTAGGATTAACAAATAAAGAATTATTAAACACGTATGCAGGATTTATTGAATCTCAACGTTTAACAGGTGCATTGGATAGAAGATTAGCAGACGGAGGCGGCGCCCTAGAATCTAGTTTTACAAACCTAGTAATGGAAGCAGGTGCAGTAGCAAACCTAACAGCCTTATCGAGAAGTGAAGCTATGAACAGAATGCTAGGAGCAGTAAGTGATCCAATGATAGCGGCAGGATTAAGAACACTAGAAGAACGAGGAAAAGTAGATACGGCTAATGTTGTAAGAGAATTAGCAGAACAACTGTCTTTGTTTACTGGTATGGGTCCTTCAAACTTTATAGACAATACACTACTAGCACTTCAAAGAGCAACTGCACAGTACTCTGGAAATATGCAAGATTTTGATATTACACCAATATTGGCAGCGATTGATCAAGAAGCAATAGCAATATTTGAAGCAATTGGACCTGATGCATTAGACCAAATTAACGATGCAGTAAGAAATGCAGAAGCAAATGGTGGCGAAGTTTCAGCTAACTTGATTTTTGATATAATTGAAGATTTCAATCGCAAAGGACAATTTGCCTCACAATCCGTAGGAACAATTGGTGGAAAAGTTCAAGACGCACTTGCAACTGTAGAAGAGATAATGATAAACATGAAAGGGCTTTCAGGATCTGACCTAGAAGCAGAATCAAACAGATTAAAAACACACTATAAAGAATCTGGTACGGCTGTTGTTGCAATGAATGATATGTCAAAAGCATTTTTAACTGCACAAGAAGCCATTACATTAGATATGCAAAACATGGCTGAATCATTAGAATTTGCAACAAGTATGATTTCAGATGGTTCTAGTTTTTTAAGTGGAATGCTGAGAGACTATACAGATGATAAACCTACAATAAGTACCGAAGGTAGTATTGATGCAGCAGAAAGTGTTACCAACGATGCAGCAAACGTAGAAATAGACGACATTAATAATGTAGAAGAGTATTCTGAAAATCAAAAAGCAGCTGGTAATACTGCATTGAATAATGCCGTAGATATTCTTGATTATCCTAACGACAACACTGTTACTCCAGCATCAACAGTAAATAACAACGCTGATCCCGAAAACGATGTATTACCAAACGAAATAAGGGATCCTCTGCAAGCTCAGTTATCTGAACTTTCTTATCCTGAATTAAAAGATAGGTTGACAGATGTAATAAAAGAACGTATAATTAACAATAAAATGTCGGCAAGTAGACCTGATTTATTAGAAAAAATGATGGAAAATGCTAGATTGGAAGAAGAAGCTATTAAAAAACAAATAAAAGTACACGAAGATAGACAAATTCTACTAAACAGAAATGATATGATTACATCATTCAATGAAGCTAGACAACATCATCAATAAGATTATGGATAAATACAAATACAATAAAAGGCACACATTATGAGTTGGAAAAAACACTTTACAAAATACGACCCATCTGGCAGTAGCAGTGGTAATGCTAAAACAAACCGCTGGCAAAGTTGGTTACCAGAAGTATATTCGGGCCAACCAAATCGTATTGAGCGTTATACACAGTATGATCAAATGGATCAAGACAGTGAAATTAATGCGGCATTAGATACTATTGCAGAATTTAGTACACAATTAGATCCAGAATCAAGTTTGCCTTTTGAAATTAATTACAAAACAAGCCCAACAGATTCGGAAGTAACTGCATTAGAAACCACACTAAGACAATGGGTTAATATTAATAATCTCGAACGTAGAATATTTACTATGTTTAGATCATGTATCAAATACGGTGATCAGTTTTTTATTAGAGATCCAGAAACATATAAACTTATATTTGTACAACCGGGCGATGTTGCCAAAGCTATTGTTAACGAAAGCGAAGGCAGAGAAATTGATCAGTACATTATTAAAAATATTGCACTTAATTTACAAGACATGGTTGCAACTGATACTAAAAAACATTCTGATGCAACTGCGGTAAATCCAACAACAGGTTATACAGTTGGCAAAGGAAATGCAGGAATTGTAACACCAAATTCATCAGGCGGACAAAATTCAGAGTTTGCAGTAGATTCAAAACATATAGTACATGTTAGTTTAAGTGACGGAATGAACAGTAACTGGCCATTTGGTGACAGTATACTAGAACCAGTATTTAAAGTATACAAACAAAAAGAATTATTAGAAGATAGTATTATTATCTATCGTGTACAACGTGCACCAGAACGTAGAGTATTTTATATTGATGTTGGTAACATGCCAGCACACAAGGCAATGGGCTTTGTGGAAAGAGTTAAAAACGAAGTACACCAAACACGTATTCCAAATATGAGTGGTGGTGGTACAAAAGTTGTTGACGCTTCATATAACCCATTATCAATTATGGAAGATTACTTCTTTGCCCAAACAGCAGAAGGACGTGGATCTAAAGTTGAAGTATTACCAGGCGGTGAAAACCTTGGTGAGATTGATGATTTAAAGTACTTTAATAACAAGTTAATGCGTGGACTTCGTGTACCAACATCGTACCTTCCTACTGGAAGTGAAGACGGTATTGCGGCGTTTAATGATGGACGTATTGGTACTGCAATGATCCAAGAATTCCGTTTTGCAAAGTATTGCGAAAGATTACAACTAACACTACAACAAACATTAGACCACGAGTTTAAATTATTCTGTAAGCACAGAGGACTAGATGTTAGTGCTAGTTTATTTAATTTATCATTTACTGAACCACAAAGTTTCTCACAATATAGAAACATTGAAATTGATGCTCAAAAGGCAAACCTATTCAGTTCTATTGAAGCAGTTCCATACTTATCTAAGAGATTTATACTTCAAAGATACTTGGGACTTAACGAAGAAGAAATGGTTGAGAATGAAAGAATGTGGAAAGAAGAAAATCAAGCTGGTAACAAGCCAGCCGGATCGGCAACAGGCGACTTAGGCGGAATGGGTCTAAGAGGCTCAGACGTAGATAGTTTTGAACCTACAGATGTAGGAGCAGAGAATGCCGGTGACGAAGGATTAGATGATCTACCAGCAGACGGTGGCGATGCCGATCTAGGTGGGGACACAGGAGTACCAGACGATGCGATTTAATGAATTAGCACAAAACGAACAAGATGATAACTTCAATAAATGGGACGAGGATGATACTCGTAGACCTAAATTGACACTAAAACATCTAAATAAAATGCGTAATAGACGCGAAATGACTCGTAGTGAGCATGCAGATAAGATAGAAGATGTGCAACTACAGTACGGCGCTAGCCCCGAAGCATAGTAAGTAATATACACTTATAATGCACAAAACCCTAGCCGTGGCATCAAAACCACGGTTTTTTTTGTATTTAAGACATCTTGCCATTGGCCAAGACTAAATACACATGTTATAACCTTTAAAGGAGAATGTCAAATGAGTACTCGCGAACGTTATATTAAAGTAATAGAAAGCCTAGTGAATGGTGAAGAAGCAAAAGCATCGGATCTACTACACGAAGCATTCGTAGAAAAAGCACGTGAAATCTGGAATGACCTAGTCGAAGCTGACGAAGTTGTTGAAGATGAAGTAGCGGAAGAAGAAATAGATGAAGCGATCGGTGACGAAAAAGCTGACGACTTCATTGACGACATCGAAGAAGACGATGAGGAAATTAAAGCAGAGGAAATGTACGGCGAAGATGAAGAGGGCGAAGACGCACCTGAATCTGAGCTAACAGAGCCAGAAGCTGAAATGGAACTATCTGATGAAGATGGCGACATGGACTTTGACAGTGACGGTGAAACAGACGATCACGAAGAAGAGCATGAAGAAATTGAAGATAAGTTAGTAAACGTCGAAGACGCACTAGCTGATCTTAAAGCAGAATTTGCCAAAGTAATGGGTGATTCAGAAGAAGAAGCTATGCCAGAAATGGAACCAGAAATGGAACCAGAAATGGAAGAAGCAGTATCTCCAGTAATTGAAGAAACTGATGCTGAAACTGATGAAGACTCAGAAGAAATCGAAGAAGGTGCAGAACTAAAAGCAGCTCCAGTAAGTATGCCAGCAGGCGATGACGGTAAAGCGTCACCAGTTGCAGGTAAGAACGACATGGGCGGCAAAGCAGTAGACATGTCTAAGAAATCTTCAGAAGGTGCAAAAAAAGGTCTTACAGGCGATGCTAAAGATATGAACGTAACTGGCCCACAAGAGGCAGGCGATCTTAAAGCAGAACCAAAAGGACACGGCGCTGAGAAAAAAGGCAAGAGTAACTAATTATGCTTACACTTAAAGAGAATCTAAGTTATGATCAAGCGAAAATCATTACTGAGTCAGATCAGGATGGTAAGAACTTGTTTATGCAAGGTATCTTTGTACAAGGTGACAAGCGTAATCAGAATAGTAGAGTTTATCCAGTTAATGAAATTTCAAAAGCCGTTAAGGCAATACAAGAAAAAATTGAGACTGGTTATTCAGTATTAGGCGAAGCAGATCATCCAGATGATTTGCAAGTTAATTTAGACCGTGTATCCCACATGATCGAAAAAATGTGGATGGACGGTCAAGACGGTTATGGTCGTTTAAAATTACTACCTACTCCGATGGGAAATATTTGTAAAACCCTATTAGAGAATGGAGTGAAACTTGGCGTTTCGTCAAGAGGTAGTGGTAATGTAGCAGAAAGCGGTAATGTCAGTGATTTTGAAATACAAACTGTTGATATTGTTGCTAACCCAAGTGCACCAGATGCCTACCCAGATCCTTTATATGAACAAATTATGAATGGTCATCGTGGTAACATCTTACTTGACGTTGCTGCTGCGGCAAAAGACGATAATGTAGCCGAAACATACCTCCAGAAGGAAGTATTAAAGTTCATTGAAAAACTAAACATTAGGAGAAGCTAGATGGCTAATAATGCAATAGAACAACTCCTAAGTTCCGAAGTCCTTTCTGAGGAAGTGCGTTCAACACTTTCAGAAGCATGGGAAGAACGTTTAACAGAAGCTCGAGAAGAGATCACTGCTGAATTACGTGAAGAATTCGCTAACAGGTACGAAACTGATAAGACATCAATGGTGGAAGCACTAGATGCCATGGTATCAGATACGATTAATACCGAATTGAAAGAATTTGCAGCGGACAAAAAAGCGGCAGTAGAAGCTCAAGTTGAGTATAAACGTCAAATTTCGCAACATGCAGAAATACTTGATAAGTTTGTTATGGAAACGCTTAACAAGGAAATTACAGAACTACGCAAAGACAGAAAGCTACAAGAAGGCAACTTTGAGAAGCTAGAAGATTTTGTGATGGAACAACTTACTTCAGAACTTAATGAATTCCATAATGATAAGAAAGACCTTATTGAACAGAAGGTAAAACTTGTCGCGGAAGGTAAAGAAATGATTACTAAAGCTAAAGAAGACTTTATAAACAAAGCTTCAGGTAAACTGGCTAGTATTGTTGACACAACATTGTCAACAGAATTAGGTACGTTGAAAGAAGACATCAAGCAAGCAAAAGAAAATATGTTTGGACGTAAACTGTTCGAAACTTTTGCAGCTGAGTTTATGAGTTCACACATAGCTGAAGGAACACATATTTCTAAACTTTCAAAAGAACTTTCAGAAGCGAAAAGTCAACTTGACGAATCGCAAAAAGAAATTGCAGATAGAGAGGCAAAGATTGATGTAGCAGAAAAACAAGTTGCGAAGATCAATGAAAGCCGTGAGCGTGAGGCAGTTATGACTGAACTTATGTCTCCACTATCTAAAGATAAGCGTGAGTTAATGAACAATTTACTTGAAAGCGTAAGCACAAGTAAACTTAAAGCTCAATTCAACAAATACTTACCAACAGTATTAAACGAATCAAGCCCAGTTAAAGCACAAAAACTAACAGAGTCTCAGAAGACTGAGATTACCGGTAACAAGGCAGACACGACTCAGGAAACTGATAGTAAAGCCGAAATTATTAACCTTAAAAAGTTAGCAGGAATCAACTAAGGAGAATTCCAAATGACACAGAATCTATTTGAAAATTGGGACGTAACAAAAGACGCCCTTACAGATGGCTTAGAAGGTAACAAAAAGGTTGTAATGGAATCAGTCCTAGAAAACACTAAGGGCTACCTTTCAGAATCAGCTAATGCTGGCACAACTATGGCAGGTAACGTAGCATCACTTAACAAAGTGATTCTTCCAGTTATTCGTCGTGTGATGCCAACAGTTATCGCAAACGAACTAGTAGGTGTACAACCTATGACAGGTCCAGTAGGACAAATTCACACATTAAGAGTAAGATATGGCCAAACAGCAGCTGGCGTAACAGCTGGTGATGAAGCACTATCACCTTTCGCAATTGCAAAAGGTTACTCAGGTGACGCATCAACAGGCACAGCAACTTCAACTTCTTCTTTAGAAGCAGAAGCTGGTAAGAAGCTTTCAATCCAAGTATTGAAACAAACTGTTGAAGCTAAAACACGTAAACTATCAGCACGTTGGACTTTTGAAGCGGCACAAGATGCTAATTCAATGCACGGTCTAGACGTTGAAGCAGAAATTATGCAAGCACTTGCACAAGAAATTACTGCTGAGATTGATCAAGAAGTTTTAACTTCACTTCGCACACTAGCGGGTACGGCAACAGACACATATGACCAGGGTAACGTTTCTGGTACAGCAACGTTTGTTGGAGACCAGCATGCGGCGTTGGCAGTTCTTATTAACAGATCAGCTAACTTAATCGCAGCACGTACACGTAGAGGCGCAGGTAACTACGTTGTTATTTCACCAACAATGTTAACTGTACTACAAAGTGCAACAACTTCAGCGTTCGCAAGAACAACTGAAGGACCATTCGAAGCTCCAACTAACACTAAATTTGTTGGTACTTTGAACGGCACTATGCGTGTTTTTGTTGACCAGTACGCGGCAGATAATGCTCCAGTACTAGTTGGCTATAAAGGCGATGGTGAGATTGATGCAGCAGCATTTTACTGCCCATACATCCCACTAATGAGCTCAGGCACAGTATTAGATCCGGCAACATTCGAACCAACAGTATCATTTATGACACGTTATGGTTATGTTGAGCTAAACAACCAAGCTTCATCTCTTGGTAACGCAGCTGATTACCTATCTAAAATTGATGTTAACTCAGGTAACTTGTCATTCCAGTAATATTTTACTAGAATACATATTCAATATGAAAATAGGCCCTTTATTGGGCCTATTTTTTTCTCACGTTCATCCTATTATAGGACGGAAGTAGCACTAGCGAAGGAACGCACTTAACTTTAAAAGGAAGAGTGTTATGAATCATAGAGACTTCGAAATAGCTCGTAAAAAAGAGCGTACTAAACGATCACACAAAGCAATTCACAAAAAACAACTGCAAAGACCACTGTCAAGACCACGTGCTGACAAGAATATGCTTGCATCAGACCCTAGATTACAGAAAATTTAATTTTTTTTAAAAAAAAGGTTGACCTTTATGCAAAAACGTTGTATATTAAGTACATAGCAACAAGAGAATAATTAACTTTTGTTTATAGTGCAAGGAAGAGGCCTTTACCAGAAGGGTCGAACTTGACTAGTTAGGGGTGGTACCCAGGTTCGAGGTTGAGAGACTAAGGATCACATTGCTCTACCGAGCGGAACTAGGTTGTGCGTGATAGAATGGTATTCTGTGTACGTGCTTGTAGGTATAACCGAGTCCTACCTATTTTGCTTATTTTTAAAAGGCGCTTTAGGGCGTCTTTTTCTTTGAGCAGCAAAAACTCTCTGTCTTTGATAAATACATATATAATTAATAGGAAGTAGTAGGAAGAAAGTATTATGTCATCACACATTAACCCAGATTCTGGAACACTAGTAATAGAAAGCACCAATGTATTAAATGTTGGAGTATCTCCAGTTGATCCAGTTGGTTCAGCACTTTATAATAAAGGAGGACACTACACTGCAGGTAATATGTATGTAGGTGGAACTTTGTTAGTAAATGGAGATGTTATATCTCTAGGAAACGGTGGTGGATCGTTGGCAATAAATGCCAACATAAGTAGCCACGTTTTACCCAATACCAGTTCTGGTATTATATACAATTTGGGTAGTAATGCTAATCCGTGGAACATTGCACATTTTCAAAAATCAGTAACAATAAAACAACTAGGTACAAACTCAGCATCTTTAAATACAACAGGTACAGTATATATTGATGGAAGTACAAGTACATCGCTAACGTTAGACGATGGAATTGAAGGAGAAAGAAAAACACTAGTTGTTGTTGCAGCACCAAGTGGCACAGTAGTTGTGACACCAAATACGGCAAATGGATATAGCACAGTTTCTTTTACAACCATAGGGCAAAGTATAGAGTTAATTTATACAAGTGCTGGTTGGTCTATTCTTTCTGTTTATGGTTCTAGCATAGCATAAAGCGAAGCTAGAAAAACAAAATAAATACAAAAACGCAAGAGCGAAGCGAAATTGTGAGGAATAGAATAAGTTGGCTATAAACATAAATCATCAGGCAGATAAAATTAAATCAGAATCTGACCTAATATTAGATGCAGGATCAACAAGCAATATTGATGTTTCAGCAAAGATTGTTAAGAACGCCTCTGACCCAGTAGATCAGCAAGATCTTGTAACAAAAGCATATCTAGAAGCAAACAGTGGCGGCAGTCAAGCAATTGACCTGACATTGGGTGTAAGTTCAGACAGTAGTTGGACAGATGGTGCAATCGAAGGCTGGTTAAGTACTACAACAGTAGGTGATGCTATTGATGATATTAATGAAGCACTCCTAAATGTACAAAATAATACATTTGTTAAAGGTGTTGATTTTACTGCTGATGTTGTTACAGGTGGAGCAGGTTTAACTTCAACTCTTACTATTACTGCTGATGGAAATCCAAACAGATATACTATTAATTGGGGCGATGGTTCTTCAACAACTGCAACAACAGATTCAACTCCAACACATACCTATTCAACTAACACAGGAAGCCCATTTGATGTAACAGTAACAGCATTTAATAATACTGGTGCAGGCACTGGCTCAACTTCTACTAAAACAAGAGCAGATTACATAACAATTTTTACAGGCGATCCAGATGTTTCATTTGTAGTATACGATGCACTAACAGGTGGCAACGCAATTACATATTGGGATGATGGCGATACTGTCTATTTTGAAAATACAACAACTAACACATCAGGAGCAACAATTCAATACACATGGGATTGGGGTGATAGCTCATCAGATGATGTTATTAATAGCGATAGTGTAGCAGGCGGTGTAGGCGGAGGACGTTTAGCTCACACGTTTGCTCTTAGTACAGAAGCAGAAGTACAAAGAACCGTTACACTAACATTAGACAGTCATAGTACAGCTACGCCATCATTACTCCCAATTGACGATGATGCTTCATATAAAATTTACGATGATCATACACCTGATACTACTTCAAATATTACAACAGGTATTAACGAAGAATCAAATAATGGACTAACAGTAACGTTTACTAACAACACTGAAAATACTATAGGAAGTTACAGTACATATGGAACAACTTATAGATGGGATTTTGGTGATGGAACAATTACAACAGTAAACGCAGGAAGTAATCAAAGCGGTGATACCGGAAGAACAATAACACACAAGTACACACTTTCGAATAATAGTACGCCAGCAGATTATACAGGTAACTTACAAGTTTTAAGTAATCACTCAAGTAGTCCATTTACAAGTTCAAACTTTATAATTCATGTAGAACCAGATGTTAGAGCAAATATTTCTGGTACAGCAGATACAGTTTCAGATCGCAATGGCGACAATCAATATGACGTATATGACGGCGTAGATTATAACGGCGTAAACAGAGCATTAGTTACTGTAAGTAACACAAGTGAAAATGGTGACAATCATGAATACGATTGGAACGATGGCAGTGCTAATGACAATGAAGCAGGACTAAACAGTGTCCAACATGATTTTACAGGAGTAACACCTGGTAACTATCAATTAGATTTTACTGCAACAGGTACTCCAGATATAACAGCTCAAACAGATTCGGCTAGCTTAACTTTTCAAGTTAATGCAGTGCCAAATGCACCTAGTGGACTAAGTGCAAAAACAATTACACTTACAGATTCCACACAAGGTATTGATCCAAAATTAGCTAATAACTTTACTGACAATAGTGCAACGTCACCAGTTTCAGCTGGAGCAAGTTTGGAAACAAGTACTGAAAGAAGATATACAAATGGTACTATTGACACCAGCATTGCACAAAATGTGTATAATGGTTTAAGTGGTACTGTAACAGCAATTGTTAACGGTTCAGCAGATGGATCAAAGGCGTTTACTACTTCCTTAAATGAAAACGGTACCTTTGATAGTTTAGTAATTAGCGATCAACGTGATGCAAATGATAGTATAAGTTCTACAACTTACCCCACTGGATTTTATCAAACATTTGACGCAAAAATTACTAAACCATTTGCTGAATACTCAACAGGTGTTAATGATCAAAGAATAGAGCACAATGCAACAGGAAATACTAACTACGTAACAGTTATTTGTGATGACTTAACTAGCGTTCCTACTATTGACTTAGCAAGTGCTACTTTGACAGAAAGCACCGCAGGTAGTTACAGATATATTTCTGGAATTCCTTACTACAACACAGGAAACCCACAACTTACACTAAGTGGTGCATCGCTTTCTAACTGGATTGGTCAAGCATATAGAGATACAAGCAATGTATTTGAAATTGCTAATGGTACCAATTCAGAAAGCACAAGTGGTGCTACTATTAGTACACAGTATAAAGGGTATTCAGACCTAGAAGCAGTTTCTTATTTAACAGCAGGTATACCAAATGCTAATACTGGATTTGGTTCATCATATGCATTAGCAGACCAAACAATTAACGTTACTACAAGTAGTGTTAAAGCAGTCGAAACGCTTAAATTTAAAGCGAATAATGTAAATGGTAGCTCAAACTATACAGAACTAACAAACACCGCTGTACAGGTGCATACTGCTAATCCTACGGGTGTTTTAGAGGATGATATACCAGTAGCAAGTGGATTAGGTAACGGTGTAATTACTGATGACGGAATTCGTATTGCTGACTTTATATCTTCTACTACAGATACTCCAGCAATATCAAGTTCTACTAATTATACTTCTACACCATTCACTGGTGCAATTAGTGTAAGTGGAACACAAGAAGCAACTGTACGTTGGGGTATATTAAAACATGATACTACTGATTATAGTACAGGCTATCTACCAGTAGGTCCTGATAGAAGCTCAGATACCGGAACACAGTATTTTACTTTTGCTTTCCGTAGACAAGTTGTTGCTAACTTTAATATCAGTATAAACAGTACGGGTATTGCAGGACTATGGATTGCAGCACCAGGTACTGGTGTAGATACTGCAAGTGGATTAAATGGCTGGCTAGATTGTACAGGTCAATATGCTGGTGCAGGTGTTCCTGGTAGTGATACTGGAAACGGAGGTAACGGCAGTGACGGTTGTGCCTTGACAGGTTCAGATACAGTACCAACAGGTTCAAGTATTAATTCAAGTTATACAATGACGCTAGGTAGTGAAAATATGAGTAATGCAACAAATAATGTTGTGTTAGTTAGAGTAGCATTAGCAAGCGGTAAGCAACTTACAAGTATATCTATCGGGGAGACTAGTTAATGGCAATTTCCGATAATCAAAAGTTAGACTATCTATTTAAGAAAGTTGGTTTTGGTGCAACTAAAACTGATACTAATTCTAATAAACTTGCTGCCAACGAAAGTTTACCAAGTCCGTTATTAATACGTGGTGATACAATTTGGGCAGAATCTGGTAGTATTCCTTCAGTTAAGCCCAGTACTACAACAAGCCCAGTAACAATACAAACGGCTGTTGAAGCAACTGCTGATATTACTGCAAGTACTAATAGAACTTGGAAAACAGGAGTAACAGATTGGATTCCAACTGAATTTGGTGCAACATATCTTGTAAATGTTTATATTCATACCAGCGGTGATGCCGCAGGTGCTGAATCATTATCTAACAAAGTTTTTACAACTGGTAGTGGTAACAATGACGAATGGTTCTTTGATTATCAATCAGGTGTATTAAACTTTATTGGCACAAACTTACCAGATGGTGTAAACTTCTCAGGTAAGAGTGTTTATATATCTGGTGCAACATATTCTGGAACTAAAGGTACTGCATCGTCAAGTGTAACTGCCGACATTACTGCATTACAAACAGATGTAGCTAATATAATATCAAACACAGATCCAGCAGCATTAGACTCGTTTACAGAAATTGTAAATAACCTACCGTCATTATCAGTTGAAGAAATAAATGATCCAACATCAAACGTAAGTGTATCAGATGTATCAGGACTAAAATTTGATGTCAATGGTGGTTTTGCATTAACAGACAACAGTGATGGTACAGTTACAATTACACTTGAGTCAACGTTTAAAACGTGGCACGTTTACGATACGGCTAGTGACACAACACCAACTGATATTGTTGCAAGTGCGGTTGACGAAATTGATATACGTGCCGGTAATAATATTACACTTACTCCAGTTACTACTACTGGATCTAAAGGAATAACAATTGCTAGTGATATTAGCGATTTATTAGACCTTGGTATAAGTGATGGTACAGTTGGTCAAGTATTACAAACAGATGGTAACGGTAACTTCTCGTTTACAAATAATAGTATTACATCTAATTCAATTCCTACTTCTCAAGCATTTACAGGAGATGGATCAACCGTTGATTACACATTAACAGACTCGCCAGCAGATGAAGAATCTATAGACGTTTATGTAAATGATGTTTTGCAACGTCCTAGCATATACTCGTTAAGTGGAACAACATTATCATTTAATGAAACTCCTAATAATGGAGATGAGATTTATGTTAAGTACAGATATCCAAATGCAACAAATGTAAGTTTAGTAAATAACTCAGTAGAAAACCAACACTTAGATTTGATATATACTAGTAACCAGTATACAGGAGACAATACTACAACGCAATATACTATTCCAACAGGACACACAGTTGATAGTGTATTAGCTATAGTAGATGGATTAATTTTGCAACCAACTGAATATAGTATTAGTGGAGCAACTTTAACTTTTACAACTGCACCGTCAACTAGTTCAACAGTTGACTTTAGATATTTCCCAATTTAAGGAAATATTTTTTTAAAATCATAGTTCACAAATAACTTAATTCCAGTCAGATAAAGCTAAATACATTGCACGGGTTCTTATCCGTGTGTTAATTGCGGAGTTCATATACCGCAGTTGACCTTTCCTTATAAAGATTATAGGGAAATCAAATATATTTGATTGGAGAAATCTATATGGCTTTTAGACAAATTAAAACTCCTGCTCTAGCAGATCAGGCAGTTATCACAGCCAAGCTAGACGTTACAGCAGTTTCAGGCCACTCTGCGGTTACATCGCTTATCGGTGCAGACGAGTTACTAGTACATGATTCAGCAAACAGTGCCTTGAAAAAGATCACTTCTGCTAATTTAATTGCTAACTACGACACTGACGATATTTCAGAAGGTTCAAGTAACTTATACTACACAGACGCACGTGTTGAGTCAGCAGTAGACGGTTATATTTCTGGTGGAACAGGTGTTACAGTATCAAGTGGTGCTATTTCTATTGGACAGGACGTTGCTACAACGGCAAACGTTACGTTTAACAACATAGCAGTTGACGGTACATTAACAACAGACGACATTACAGCAGCAACAGTAACAGCTTCTGGTAACATGATTGTTGGTGGTAACTTAACAGTTCAGGGTACAACTACATCAGTTGACTCAACAACAGTTCAGATTGGTGATAACATTCTAGAACTAAACAAAGACGCAACATCAGGTACAGTAGATGCTGGACTTAAAGTTGTACGTGGATCAGATGGCGATAAATCGTTTATCTGGGACGAAACAAACGATCGTTGGTCAACAGACGGCGAAAATATTGCGGCAGCTTCATTAATTGGTAACGTAGTTGGTAATGTAACTGGTACAGTTTCATCAATTGCTAACCATGACACTGATGACTTAGCTGAAGGTTCAACTAACCTTTTCTTTACAACTGCACGTTTTGACGCACAGTTGGCAGCAGCTGATTCAGATGATTTATCAGAAGGTTCAACTAACCTTTACTATACAGACGCAAGAGCTAACTCGGCTTGGGATACTAAGTTCGCGGCAGCAGATACAGACGGTCTGTCAGAAGGTTCAAGTAACCTTTACTACACAGACGCAAGAGCAGATGCCAGAATAGCAGCAGCTTCAGTCGGTGACTTAGCAGACGTTGATATCTCATCAATCGCAGGCGGTAATACTATCGTTTGGGATGGTGCAAATAACACATTTACAACTGCAGATCATTTTGATTCGGCAGACTTTGCTTCAGCGATTGCGGCAATTGACTCAGATGACATTTCAGAAGGTACAGGAAATCTATACTTTACGGATGCAAGAGCACGTGGTGCCGTAAGTGCAGGTGGTGATTTATCATATAACTCAACTACTGGCGTTATGTCATTCACACAAAGAACTAATTCACAAGTTGAAGATCTAGCAAAAGGTGCCTTAAGTGCAGCTGGCGATTTAGTATATAACTCAACAACTGGTCAGTTCTCTGTAACAACATTCAAATCTGCAGATTGGGATACTAAGATGGCGGCGGCTGATACAGACGACCTATCTGAAGGTACAAGTAACTTATACTACACAGACGCACGTGTGGCATCATACTTGTCAGGTAACTCATATGCAACAGAAACATATGTTGATACAGCAGTACAAAACGTTATTGATGCGGCTCCGGCAGCATTAGATACACTAAACGAGTTAGCAGCTTCATTAAATGATGACGCCGACTTTGCAGGTACAATGACAACTTCATTAGCTGGTAAATTAGCACTAGCTGGTGGCACAATGGCAGGTGACATCGCAATGGGTTCAAACTCAATTACAGGTCTTGCAGCTCCGGCAGCAGGTGGCGATGCAACTAACAAAACATACGTTGATGGCGAAGTTACATCAATCAACAACACTATCTCAGCGTTAGACACTGATGATATTGCTGAAGGTTCAAGTAACTTATATTACACATCAACACGTGGTGAAGCAATGTTTGATACAAAGATTGCAGCAGCTTCAATTGACGATCTTTCAGACGTTGATACAACAGGTGCAGCAGCTGATAAGGTTCTGAAATATGATGCCGTAAACAGCAAATGGATCGTTGGTGATGCAGCAGCAACAGTCTTAACATTAACTGATGTTACAGACAACGATTACACAAGTAAAGCAGGTTATGTTTTACAAGTTAACACTGGCTCAACTGCTATGGAACTTAAAGATCCAGCAACAGTTGTATGGGGTTCACAAGAACGTGTAGTATTAAACGGTGCGGGTACGGCAACTTATTCACTAGGCTTTACTGGCTCACAGAGTCATGCTATGGTGTTTGTAGGTGGTGTTATCCAAGATCCATCAACTCACTACACTATTACTGGTTCATCAATTACATTTACGTCAAACATTCCATCAGGAACACAGGCAGTTGTAATTAACCCAGCAGTAGCTTCAGTTCCATATTTACAACCAGCTTCAGTAACAGCTGATAAACTAGGTGCAAGCGTTAAAGCGTATGTACAAGGTTCAGATGTATCTGTAACAGGTTCAACTACTATTGATACTTTTGCAGGCGGTACATACCGTTCAGCTAAGTACATCATTCAAGTAGATAATGGTTCGGGCGATTACGAAACAAGAGAAGCATTGGTTGTACACGACGGTACAAATGCATACATTACTGAATATGCGATGGTTTATACCGGATCAGATTTATTAGGTGATGCAAGTGTAACTATGTCGGGCAGCAATGTTCTACTTCAGTACACACCAACTTCAGGTTCAGTCACAGTGAAAGTTATTGCAACTTACATTGATGTCTAAGACCTAAAAAAACTCGGGGCGTTACTTAGGTAACGCTCCATTAATTGGAAACTGCAAATATTAGCAGTTTACAGTTAAAGAAAAGAAATAAATATCGATACTCTATGTATTGATAACTTTTTTGCAAAAAAGGAGTCATAAAATGGCACAAAGAAAATTTAAAATTGACGGTGGTTTTTCGACTGATGATGCTTCTGAATTACTCGCTAACTTGACTATGGGTGGTACAATTGATATGGATGGTGATAAAATCCTTAACGTTGGAACTCCTGCAGCAGACACAGACGCTGCTAACAAAGGTTATGTAGATGGCGTAGTTGACGCGGCACCAGGTGCGTTAGACACACTAAATGAACTTGCGGCGGCACTAGGTGACGATGCAAACTTCAGTACAACAATCACAAACAGCATTGCTACTAAGGCAGCAACAACATATGTTGACAGTGAAATTGCAGATGTACAAAGCGAATTTGCAACAGCAGATACAAACTTACAAACAAGTTTGCAAACTTATGCAGATACAGCCGAAGCAGATGCAATAGCAACTGCGGCAGCAGATGCAACATCTAAGGCAAACACAGCACAATCAAATGCAGAATCAACTGCAAGTGGAGATGCAACATCTAAAGCAAATGCGGCATTGGCATCAGCACAAAGTTATGCAGATACAGCCGAAGCAGACGCAATCTCAACTGCGGCAGCAGACGCAACATCTAAGGCAAACACTGCAGAATCAAATGCTAACACATACACTGATACTGCGGTATCTAACTTAGTTGATAGTTCTCCAGATGCGTTAAACACGCTTAATGAACTTGCAGCAGCACTAGGTGATGACGCCAACTATGCGGCATCAGTTACATCAGCAATTGCAACATCATTACAGTCTGCTAAAGATTATGCAGATGCAAATGATGCCAACGATAATACTACTTACACAGCTGGAAACGGTATGACGTTAAGTGGTACTCAGTTCTTAATGAGTGGTTCATATGATGGTAGTTTCTACGCATCAGGTGATATTACTGCATACTCAGATGATAGCTTAAAAACTAACGTTAAAGTTATTGACGGTGCATTAGGAAAAGTTGAAGCAATTCGCGGTGTTACATTTGAAAGAATCGCAGACGGTTCAGTATCAACAGGTGTTATTGCCCAGGAACTTAAAGAAGTACTTCCTGAAGCAGTACATACAGATGCAGAAGGTCTACATTCAGTAGCATACGGAAACATTACAGGTCTACTAATTGAAGCAGTTAAGGAATTATCAGCTCAAGTAGAAGCACTTAAAAAGTAATTAATTTTACTAACAAAACATAAAAAGCAGGGTGAAAACCCTGCTTTTTTTATGACTTATTAAAACTTCTGTTAAAATCTGTTTATTGATAAATACTACTATAATTAAAGGAATTTACTATTATGGCATTTAGAGGAATACAATCAACTAATATAATCAGCACAGAAGTTGGAATAACAGACCCACTTCTCATATTGAATAAAGATGGGTCAACAGCAGTTGATGTTGGATTTTTAGGTAAAATAGGATCTAACGCATATACAGGACTTGTTAAAGATAGTACTACAGAAGATTTTCTTTTAATAAAATCAATTAATTTAGCTTCAAGCTCAGTTAACAGTATTGATGCTACAGATTTAAGTTTAGTAAAAGGTGATCTTGTAGTAGACACAGTTACAGGTGATCTAATAGGAGATGTTACAGGACAAGTAAGTGATATTAGTAATTTTAACACAGATAGTTTAAGTGAAGGATCAACTAATCTTTATTACACAGACGCAAGAGCTAACTCGGCTTGGGATACTAAGTTCGCGTCAGCAGATACAGATAGTTTAAGCGAAGGCTCAAGCAACTTATATTACACAAATGCAAGAGCTGACGCAAGAGCACAATTAAAAATTGATGCACTAGTAGATAGCTCTCCAGGAACACTAGATACACTGAATGAACTAGCAGCGGCATTAGGTGATGATGCTAACTTCAGTACAACTGTTACAAACAGTATAGCCACTAAACTACCTCTAGCTGGTGGTACACTTACAGGTGATTTGTCAGTATCAGCCAATGTTTATTTAACAGCAGGAGTTGATGCAAGAATACAGTTAGGCACTAGTGGATCGGGTGCAAATAGTGACAGTGATAATAGTGTATATGTTCGCGGTAATGATGATCACTTAATTTTGGGTGCAGCAGGCAACGGTAGTATTAGTTTAAAAGAGAATGCTGATACACGCATGTACATTGCAACAGGTGGCAACACTGGTATTGGCGCAACTACAAATTTAACTTCAAAACTTACTGTTAATGCACCTGCTGCCAGTCACACTACTGGATATCAGGAAGACATTGCTCAGTTTTATACCACTGCTTCTTCATACTTAGGTAGACACTACCTTAATATGTTTCATGATAACAACAATAGAGATTCGTCAGGCGACCACACTGTTTGGGGAATGGGATTTGGATATGACGGTAATACCAGAGGCGGAATCCAATATGACCACAAAGGACAGGAAAGACTAACACTTTGGAGTTCATATGGAGATATTCAAATTAAAGGTAACTCTTCTGGCTCAGCAGGATTGAGAGCCGATCAAGTAGACACTACTATTATGACTCTTCAAGGTAATGGCAAAGTTGGTATTGGGACAGATAATCCAGGAGCAAAATTGTCAGTAAGTGGACTGGCTGCATTAGCTAATTTAGGTGGCGGTAGTACAGGCTCGGCAGCATTGTACGTAAACAGTACAAGTGGACATGTTGGTGAATTAATTCAAGTATTGAAAAATGGTACTACAAAAATGCACATGGCAAATGATGGTAAACTTGGATTAGGTACAAGTAGTCCAACAGAAGTGCTACATGTTGTAGGAAGTATATTAGCAACTGCTGATATTACGGCTTATTCAGATGATAGTTTAAAAACAAATGTACAAGTAATTGACAATGCAGTAGGTAAAGTAGAGCAACTACGAGGAGTAACATTTGATCGTATAGAAGATGGATCTACATCTACTGGTGTTATTGCACAAGAACTCAAAGAAGTACTTCCAGAAGCAGTACATACAGATGAACAAGGAGTACACTCTGTTGCATATGGTAATGTTGTTGGCTTATTAATTGAAGCAATTAAAGAACAACAGAAACAAATTGATGAACTTATAAAAGCTAATAAGTCATAAATACATTAAATAGAACGGAGAAAGAGCAATGGCTTTTTATATAGGAACAGATAAAGTAATTGAAGATACAGATGCATCGGCAGGCATTTCCACTAGTAGTAATTTAGATAAATTACAAATTAATGGAACTGATGTGCTAACACATGATGGCAGTACAATTACATTAAAAAATGTAACATTTGATGACGCATCAGAAGTTTCAATAAACACAGATAATATTACGCAAGGTTCCACAAACCTGTTCTACTCAACAACTCTATTTAATACAGATCTTGCCTCTAAATCAACAAGTGATTTAGCAGAAGGCACAAATTTATATTTCACAAACGCAAGAGTTAATACAGTTTTACCAAATACTGATAGTTTATCAGAAGGTTCAACTAACTTATATTTCACAAACGCAAGAGCAGATGCCAGAATAGCAGCAGCTGACACAGATGACCTTACAGAAGGATCAACAAACTTATATTACACAGATGCAAGAGTTAATGCAGTTTTAGGCGGCGGTGGAGGCACTACTTATGCATCAGAAACATATGTTGATAATGCAATAGCAGATTTAGTAGATACTGCACCAGCAACATTAGACACATTAAACGAATTAGCAGCAGCACTTGGCGATGATGCTAATTTTAGTACAACAATAACAAATCAAATAGCGGCACTAACACACGATGGTTTTGCAGACTTTGTAGCAAACGAACATATTGATTGGACGTCAGCAAGTGCAGGAACAATTCATGCAAGTAATTATACAAACACAAATACAACTTATGTAAGTTCAGATTTTACACACGACGACTTAACAGGTTTTGTAGCAAACGAACATATTGATTGGACGGCAGCAAGTGCAGGAACAATTCATGCAAGTAACTATAGTAACACTGGTGATACTACTTACACAGCAGGAGAAGGTTTACAACTATCTGGAACAGAATTTTCAATGGATGGTGACTACGCAGGTGATTTTGAAGTTGATGGAAACTTTACTGCAACCGGTGATGTTACTGCTTATTCAGATGCAAGATTAAAAAGAAATGTAGAAACAATAAGTAATGCAGTTGATTTAGTTAACTGTTTAAGAGGTGTTAATTTTGAAAAAGATGGTAAACACAGTACTGGTGTTATTGCACAAGAAGTAGAAGAATTTTTACCAGAAGTAGTTCACACTAATAGCGAAGGAATGAAGTCAGTAGCATATGGAAATATGGTAGGCTTGTTAATTGAAGCAATTAAAGAACAACAACAAACTATTGAAAATTTACAAAAGAAAATATCAGATATACAATCATCCAAAGAATAATATACTATTATAAGCAATAATGAATTTTAGATAAATACAATTGCAAGCACTATAGCATGCAATTATCGATAATTACAAGCAAGGAGTCAATTATATGGCATTACCAGCAACCGGAAACGAAATTACAATGGGTGAAGTACGTAACTATTTTGGACTTAGTGGAAACATTTCTATGAGTACATTAGGTGCATACATTTCACCGTCAGTATCAACAAATATAGCGTTATCGTCTACATTTGGTGGATGGCAGAATCCAAATTCAACTGGCGCAGACAGTTAATTTAAATAGCTAAATAAAACTAATAATAACGTTGTTATTAACTTGACAACGTTATTATTTTATAGTAAAATAACTTAGATGAATTACACAAGTAAACTCAACACAGGAGAAAACAATGAGTATTAGAACACGTTTTGAAATTGAAACGTTTGTGCTTGGGGCACACCCAACACCGGCAAGAAAAGCACATGCATTAACACAAGAACTTATGCAGGCTAGAGAACAACAACACCCAGACCTTCCAGTATTAGAAGAAGTTTATAAAAACTTTAGTGCAGAACATGATGTAGATGCATTACTGGCTAACATTAATGATTCTGAAGAAGAATATTGGGTACACCGTTTAGCAAAATTGGCAGCGGTTGATATTTTAACAATTGGTAAAGTACAACCAGAACACATGAATTATATGGTAGCGTTAGAAGACGAAGCATTCTCGGCATGTGTTAAAGAAACAACTTCAATTGCTAAACAATTGAATTACGAAGTACAGCAAATTGAAGCTGAACTTCAGTCAGAACTAGCTTCTGAAAAGTAATTAATGGTCAGTACAACTAACCATTATTACAAGAAAGACAATTCCGCAAATGTAGCCATTTGTGTTCCTGTGCAGAATCAAACTACGGCGGTCTTTGCTTATAGTTTAGCCATGCTTCAAAAAAAGTGTGGCGAGACTGGACTTGCAACTTCATTGCATTTTAATATGGGCAGTGAAGTAGCAATGCAAAGACAACAGTTAGTAGATCAAGCACTAAAAACAGATTGCACTCACATTATGTGGATTGACGCAGATATGCAATTTCCAGTAGATACGCTAAATATATTATTAGCAGCAGACAAAGATATTGTCGCTGGAAATTACTCAACAAGAGTTCCGCCACACAGGCCGGTTGCTTTTAAAAGTAAAAACAATTTAGATAGTAGAGTTTTTACAGGAAAAGGAAACGAACAAGTATGGGCAGTTGGAAGCGGAATGATGTTAGTAAAAAGAGAAGTATACGAAAATATTTCTCGACCTCATTATAAGATTGAGTATAATGAAGATTATACTAGTTTAGTAGGAGAGGATATATACTTTTGTAACCTAGCACATGACAATGGTTATAGCGTATATATTAGTCACGATATAAGTGACAGAATAGCACATATAGGAACACGTGCATATACAATTAAGGGCGATTGCAATGATTAATTTAATTAATAGAAAAAAAGAATTCCAAGGGCAAAGTGTTGTAACACCTTGGGATAGATTAAAAAGGTTTATGTTCGATTCATATCCAGTTATTAAAACACCTATTAAGATAACAGACGAAAGTGCGTTACTTGAACTAGCATCACAACATAAAGATAAGTCAGATATGGCTTGGGTAGTATTTGATGATATTGAGGTAAACCCAACATTTCCTTGGCAATATAAGCCTAGTGGTGATATAGGTAAAAGTTTTATTCATACTTTTCCTAGAGTAGTTAAACGAACTAACAGGCCCGTTAGTTGGGGTGACATTCACTTAGTTCCTACAAACGGTGTGTCTCACACAACAATACAAAATAAACTTGTATCAAGTTATCATGTAGCAGAATTTGATATATTCATGATTAGTTATCACGAAGCTGAAGCAGATGAAAATTTCCAAAAACTAAGAAATAGATTTAAAGATGCACAACACGTAAAAGATGTAGAAGGTATTGGAAATGCACATAAAAAATGTGGAGAATTAGCAAAGACAGAAATGGTTTATATTGTTGATGCAGATGCAGATATAACAGGACACTTTAGTTTTGATTATATTCCACCAATGAGTAGTAGAAAAAATACAACTTTTGTATGGAGTGCAAGAAATCCAATTAATGATTTAGAATATGGATATGGTGGTGTTAAACTATTTCCAAAAGAGCAACTACTTTCTTTAGGACATACGTTGCCAGATTATACAACAGGTGTAGCATTTTATCAACCAATTGCTAATATATCAAATATCACAAGATTTAATAAAGACCCATATAGAACATGGCGTAGTGCATTCCGTGAATGTGTTAAACTAGCAAGTTCTGTAAATCCAAATCAAAAACAAGAAGAAACAGATGCAAGACTTGAAACTTGGTGTACTATAGATAATGGCGAACGTTTTGGACGTTACTGTCTTAAAGGTGCTAACGAAGGAAAAGCATACGGACTTGAACACAAAGACAATCCTGAAGAATTAAATAAAATTAATGATTATGAATGGTTACGTGAGCAATTTGTTGCTAGTATGAAAAAGAGATAATTAACTTTTCTTTGTTTGGTGTGTATGTACACTTTTAAGTTTTTTAATAAACTGTTTTGAATTAAATTGTATCTTTGCTCCTGGATGAACAGGTCTAGGCCAGTTTCCTATCTTAACCCAACAATATCCATCACTTTCATTGTTTAGTACAGGAATGAACTCATCTTCCACTGTAACAACAAAACTATGATATATAAATTTTTTATTTGGACTTGTGAATTTATTTAAAGGAATAACCTTTTCTATAGACGGTACTATTCCTACTTCTTCTTCTATTTCTCTATACAAAGTTTCAATGGGCCTCTCATTGCCTTCAGATTTGCCACCAAAAAAACCCCATGTTCTAGGATGATTAACTTCGCCACTTCTTTGTTGTAGCATTACTCTGCCAGTATCTTTACTTAAAAATATACATCCGCTTGCTGTTATCATATATGTCCTATCCAGTGAGTACAATCATCGCACGGGTCGTCAATTTTACAGATATATTCGCCAGTATCCAGAATTATAAATTCCTTCATAACTGTTAATCCACTCTGTTCCATTCCATTCCAGTTGATCGCTACTTGACGTATTTGCTACGTATTGTGTTGAGTTGTTTGTAGAACTGTCAAAACTAACAGTCCATGCAGTACCGTTATATTCTATAATATCATTTTTATGTGCAACTACATTAGTCCACAATGCATTTATAGGAGTATCTGCTAATATAATGTAACGTTGTCCAGTTAATGCTACAGGAACACTTCCGTCTCCAGGATAATTTTTAGTGGGATCTACTATAGCATTTACAGCCGTTAATGTATTTGTTGGTAATGTTGCATTATCTATAGTAACATTAAGTAGATTAGGATTACTTGGATGTTCTTCTAATCTACCAATAATATCATTATCTTTGTCATTTATATCTGTTCCTTTTCTAAGTCTTAATTGACTTATTCCAGATCTTAATGTGCCAAATGGCAACAGTGATTTGTCCCATTCTAATACTAATCCATCGCTATCTAAATTTGTACCCTTATCATTTAACAATTGTAAATTACCATTTTCATATTTAACTTTTCTATCCTCAAATGTAACAATAGTATATTTTAGTGTGTCTTTATCAAATACTTTTTGTTCTCTAAAGTTATCTAAGTCTTCATCGTCTAAACTATATAGTTGACTAATAATAGTATGAATTAGTTTTTGTTGTTTTACTTTTGCTGGTGGAGTAATATATATTGGTATATCAAATGTTAATGTAGCAACATCAATAATATCATCAATGCTTGATCCTACACTTCTAGTACTCCATGTTGTATTAGTTAACTCAACATGACTTAATGCAGTCCAATCAACTGGACTATCGTTAGTTCTTATATCTAATGTTGGGTTAAACAATACTAATATTTGTTCCATTAGTTGTAATTTTTGATCCGTGTTTGAGGTCCATACATCGCAGTTCATTATTAATTTATATGGAACTGGTGCATAGCGTTCTACAGTATACTGGTTACCTAATTCGTTTACATATTGTCCAGTAGTTTCGTCATATTTCTTTTCATTTACTTGAACTTTGTCTATATGATCTTGATATGTACGTCTTTCAGCAAACATATCCAGTGATGTTACATAACAACTAATAAATGGAACAGTGTTAACAATGTTCTCACTATTCTCTCTTGTTATGTGTGCAGCCATTCTGTTAATGTCACCGTAACGTACAGGAACTTGTTGAAATATAGGAAGGTCGTTATCGTTTTTTCCCATTTGTACATTGAATCCACTAAACAGTCTTATAAACTGTTGAATGTATCTTCTAATTTGTTTATCGTAAAAGTATTGTTGTGCCATTATTCAAAATCACTCTTTGGTTTAATTACTTGAGACAGAGGTTGTTTCTCTGGAGTTTCTTGGTTATTAACTATAGTTGTTGCATCATTGTTAATGAACTGACTAGCGTTATATGTTTTGTCGCTCCATGTTTGGTCAGTAATATTATCGTATAATCTGTGCCATTTGCTTCCTCTTCTAACAAAAAGTCTGTTAGGAGTAAAGTCTGTTCTTACAAAATATTCACCTTCATTTGGCTGAGCAGGAAACTGATCACCCTGTTGTAATACTTCACCGTGTTCATATGTTTTACTATCATCTTCTACACCAAATAAATGATCTGCTAATGGTAAATTATTAGGATTGGCCGCTTCAGCACTTTTAACAATAGCATTACTAATGTTAAGTTCTGTTTTATAAGAACTAATATCATTTTTAAGACTATTTGGATCATTAGCGGTACCAAGTATATCTGCGTATTCTTGTGTATCTGTTAATGGTGCTACTTTAACACGCCAAATGTGTGGATACCAAGTTTGTGAAAATCCTTCACTTCCTCTTGCAGCATCTTGCACAACATAAAACTTATTAATAGCTTCTCGGTCATTTGTAAGTAATAATTCGTCACGTAAATGCGGTAGTTCGATAACATCACCGGGCATAAGCCTGCGTCCCATACGTTCTACCATATCATTGATATGAAAACTAATAAACAACGTATCGTTTGTTAAAAACAAACCAAATTGTGTTAAATCAAAGTCATTATCACTTACATTATATACGCCACGTAGTTCAAAAATATCAGGATCGTATTTACGATCTCTGTTTTCCATAAACAGTAAGTCTTGTATATTAGTTTCGTCTACTAAGCCTTCTGGATTAATTTCTTCACCTGTTATATTATCAATTTCTAATCCACTGCCATAATTAGGCTCACTTGGGTCATTACTTTTGTTTTGTACATCTGGTCCTAGGTATTTGTGTACATGTACACCTGTTCCACCTATATCAAACTGTTCACGGATACTATGATCCATAAAAGTGTAATCGTTTCCCTTGTAGGGCTTGTATAAACTGAGTCTTGGCATGTGGTTTTCCTTGTTATATTGTATTTATCCATTTTTATAATAACCCATCGTAGAAAAGGCTAAATAGTTATGTATGCAGTTAATATTCTGCATTTATATAAGGATAAACACTATGTTTAGATTTTTTACAGAAAAGAAATGGCTTTTGTGGTCCTGGGTAGGGTCCGCAATAATTTTATCATCACTTTGGGTACAAGTCGAAATTGATGTTAAAATTAACGAATGGTTCGGTCAGTTCTATGATATGATCCAGAAAGCCCTAGCAACACCCAATGCAATCACTATAGGTGAGTATTGGAGTAGTTTAGCAAGTTTCTTATACCTAGCGGCTATATATGTAGGTATTGCGGTTGTAGTAAGTTACTTTACAGCCCACTATTTATTTAGATGGAGAACAGCAATGGTTGAATGGTATCATTCAGTATATGACAAAGCAAGAACCATAGAAGGTGCCGCACAAAGGGTACAAGAAGATACTATCAAGTTTAGTCGTATTATGGAAGGCCTAGGAACAAGTTTTATTGAATCAATTATGGTTCTAGTTCAGTTCGTTCCTATTCTATTAGGACTATCAGTAGGTATTCCTATCTTCTTCTTTGGTGATTGGCAATATGGACTTGTTACAGGTGCTATTGTTTGGTCAGTAGGCGGAACATTATTCTTAATAGCACTAGGTTGGATATTACGCTTAGTTGGTGTTGAATATGATTTGCAGAAAAAAGAAGCGGCATACAGAAAAATACTTGTTATTGCAGAAGACGATGCAACAGTAAGACCAAAGACTATTAACGAACTCTTTGCAGATGTTCGTAGTATTCACTTTAAGTCTTATTTGCGTTACTTGTATTTTAATGTAGGACGTATTACATACTTACAAGCAAACGTACTAAGTGCATATGTGTTCTTAGCACCGGCAATTGTAGCAGGTGTAGTAACACTTGGTGTAATGCAACAAATTATTCGTGCATTTGGAAGAGTAGAAGGCAGTATGCAATATCTCTTCAGAGCGTGGCCAACACTTATTGAGTTAATGAGTGTATTCAAACGTTTAAGAGAATTTGAACGTCAAATTAACGAAAAATAGCAAAAAAAATTAAATAAAAGCCAAAAAAAAAATAAAAACCCTGTAAGTCTTTGATTTTACAGGGTTTTTTTATGACCCAAAAGGTTGACAAGTAAGACATCTTACCGTATACTATAAGTATAGTTAATAAAAAAAGGAGCAACAAATGACACAATTTGATAAAACAAAATTTAGTTACCACGGTGGATATTTGATGTATAATGGTACATATGAAGGTCAACCTACATATGAAGAAGTATATGGTAAGGATAAAATTCATCCTTCACGTATTGGTATGCCAGTAGAACTTTTTATTGCTAGGTTTAAGTATGTGTTCTTTCAAGGTGCTTTTAAGAACTTCCTAGTTAAAAACTTTACAGTTGAAGAATTTGCTGAAGGTTACAAAGCTGGTAAGTCACCTTTA